GGTCACCATCCGAACCACGAACACGTACAGCCTCGAAGTCGGCGAGACGATCCGCTGCTCGGGCGCTTTCGTCCTGTAATCCAAGGAGGCCCAGCAAGTGGCGATCACGTCTTACCCCTTCGACAGCCAGGCTGTCACCGAGACCGACTACTCGCGTCTCTTCCGAGAGTTCCAGTCCACTGGCGTGGCGGATGGTGTGGGCGGCACCTCGCTCTACACCTACGCGGACGGCACGGGTATGACCGTGAAGGTCAACTCTGGCTTCGCGATCGTGCGCGGTCACGCCATCTACTCGACGGCGACCGAGGTGCTGACCATCGCGGCGTCTGGCACCGCGTCCCGCGTGGACCGTGTGGTCCTGAAGCTGGACCCGGCGGCCAACTCGATCACCCTCGCGGTGAAGACCGGCGCGGCCGGCTCGACCCCGCCCGCCCTGACCCAGACGGACACGGGCATCTACGAGATGACCCTCGCCCGCGTCACGGTCGGAGCGAACGTCACCTCGATCTCCGCCGCGTCCGTTCAGGGTGAGCGCAAGTTCATCGGCAACACGGTCGGAGGCTGGACCACCGATACCCGCCCCGACTCCCCTCGGGTCGGCCGGCTCGGCTTCAACCAGTCGACCAGCGCCTGGGAGTTCTGGAACGGCACGGCTTGGTCCGACATGGCGCCGACCGTCTCCTGGTCCTCGCTGACCGGCAAGCCGTCCACCTTCGCCCCGGCCACCCACTCCCACGACTGGGCCGACATCAACGCGAAGCCGACGACGTTCGCCCCGTCCGCGCACACGCACGCCTGGGGTGAGATCAGCGGCAAGCCGACCACCTTCCCGCCGTCGACTCACTCGCACGACTGGGGCTCGATCACCTCGAAGCCGTCCACGTTCACTCCGAGCTCGCACTCCCACTCCCAGTACCTGGAGGGTGGCGACACCATCGCCTGGGCCAACGGCTCGAAGCAGCCGCACGCCCGCAGCGTCTCCGGCTCCGGCACGTACTACGCGGTGTGGGTCCGAGGTGATGGCGGCTTCTGCAAGAACACCAGTTCTCTCCGGTTCAAGCAGAACGTCCGCGACCATGACGTGAACGCCGACGCTGTCCTGAACCTGCGGCCCGTCGTGTACGACCGGCTCCCGGACGAGGAGGGTGGCGACTACGCGCGGGACGAGTTCGGCCTGGTCGCCGAGGAGGTGCACGAGCACCTTCCCGAGATCGTCACGCGCGACGAGGACGGCCGCATCGACACCGTCCGCTACGACCTGCTGGGCGTTGCCCTGCTCCCCGTCGTCCAGCGCCAGGCCAAGCAGATCGAAGATCTCGAAGCGCGGCTGGCTCGTCTGGAGGCCAAGCTGTCGTGACCGCGATGGCCGTGGAACCCAGTGTGCAAGTTGCGCTCGTCACGACGGGCGGCACCGTGTGTGTCGCCGTCGTCGGCGTCCTCATCGAGATGATGCGGCGCCAGGCGAACGCGATGAGCGAAGTGCGCGAGAACGTGCAAGTGGCGCGAGACCACGTTGCCAACACGCACAGCACGAACCTACGAGACGACCTCGACGCCGTGATGTTCCGGATCGACCGGGTCATCGACGGCCAGGAGCGGCACAGCGAGGAGCTGACCGCCCTGCGCAACGAGATCAACCACGAACGGCGCGAGCGACTGTCTGTCGCCGAACGCCTCGACGACCACATCGAAGACACCCGCCCCGTTGTCGCCGCCATGCGGCGCATCGCGGGCTGATGGAAGGAGAACGAACAGCGTGACCGCGCACATCTACCCCGGAGGCAACTCCACCGTCCAGTGGTTCGGCAAGGCGTACTCCGGTGACACCATGCCGCACCCGAACGTGATCGTCCTGCACACCACCGAGGGCGGCTCATTCCCCTCTTACGGGGGCGGCGGCTCGGCGCCGACCTTCACCGTCAAGGGCAAGGAGGTGCACCAGCACTTCTACGCCAACCACTCCGCTCGGGCCCTGGTGAACAAGTCGGGGGGCGTCGAGACCAACACCTTGAACGTCATCCAGATCGAGCTGGTCGGCACCTGCGACAAGGGCGGGCCGGGCCTGTTCTGGCCGGACGCGAAGGACGCCGACCTCGCGGGCCTGGTCGACCTGATCGACTGGCTGACCGACACCTACGACGTGCCGCTCGTCTCCACCTCGAAGTCGTGGCTGAGCTACCCGTCGAGCTACGGCTCCGCGCGGGGGCAGCGCATGAGCTTCGCCGAGTGGAACTCCTTCAAGGGGATCTGCGGTCACCAGCACGTCCCGGAGAACGACCACGGCGACCCCGGCAACTTCCCGATCAAGCGGCTCATCGAGCTGGTCAAGGCGAAGAAGGGCAAGCCGTCCGCGCCGGCCCCGAGCAAGCCCGCTCCCTCGAAGCCTGCCCCCTCGAAGATCGTGGCCCTGAACTCGGCGGTCAAGCCGGGTGCCCGGCACGCGCAGGTCAAGGATCTCCAGACGTTCCTGGTCAAGGCTGGCTACGGTCCGATCCCCGGCGCGTACACCACCTACTACGGGGCCGAGACGCAGAAGGCTGTCGCCCGCTTCCACAACAAGAACCCCCACCTGAAGTCGGCGGGTGTCTCGTACGACCCGGCCATCGGCAAGTCCGGCTTCAAGGAGCTCCAGAGGGAGGCCGGCATCAAGTGAGCCGTCACGCGAAGGTGACCGGCAAGGGCCTGGCGCGTATCGCCGGGGCCCTGCCCACCAAGTACAAGTCGAAGGCCGGGCTGGTCGCAGCCGCGGCCGGTGTGGCCCTGTCCCTGGCCACCTACTTCGGCACCGACTACCCGCAGGTCGCGCTCGTCATACAGGCGCTGACCGCGCTCGGCTTCGTCGAGCAGTCGGACTCGGAATGAGAGAAGCCCCCGCTGGCCACATGGCTGGCGGGGGCTTTCTTCTTGTCTCAGTTCTGCTTGGCCTTCTCGATCTCTTCCAGGCTGACCACCTTCGGCCTCCGTCGAGCTGTCGTCTTCTTGGCCGGTGCCGCCTTCTTTACTGGCGCCTGCTTGACGACCTTCGGTGCGGGGGCCGGCTTCGGCTCGGGCTTGGCCTTGGCCTCCGGTGCACACTCCGGCTCGGGTGCCTCGGTGACCTCCGCCTCCTCCAGCCACTCCTCGAACGGTTCGGCGTGCTCCTCGCACAGATCCTTTGTGATACTGCGACCATCGCTCGCTGTGATGGTGTAAGTCTTCGCAGGGAACTTCTTGTCGATGTCGCACGCGGTGACTTGCAGCTTCATTCATCCCTCCGGTGTGAAAGTTGATGTGACGTCCACGATACCTGTGCATTGTTGACAGTGTCGCGGTATCGTGGAAGTGTTACAGACCATGATCACGACAAGGTGATCATGGTGACAACGAAGTCAGGAGGCACATGGGAAAGCGGAAGATCCAGGATGAGCAGGAGGTCATCCGTTGGTTCGAGGAGGGTCGGACCTACGCCTGGATGATCGACGAGTACAAGCGCAAGTACAACATCGAGACCGTTCCTTCCATGTGGGGGAACTTCCGGCGACGCCGGGGGCTCGATCGGCGGATCGTGCGGGACGACGAGCTCATCCCCTGGTTCGTGAAAGAGGAGCACCGCTGGGCTTACCCGCTGGCGATGCTCCGGGCAGAGGCTCGGCGCCGTGCTGGCAAGGAGCTGACGGAGACGGATACGTCCCGCCTGGCCAACTGGCTGGAGATGCTGAAGGAGGAGAACGCGGTCGTGCACTACGACCCGGACACCGAGGAAGGCTTCTTCTACGTGCCGCGGCAAGAGGGTGACGACGACCTCATCCACAACCCTGAGCACAAGACTACGCCGCGTCCCAATGCCGACCGGTAGGCCGGCTCAACAGGCCGGCCAGTGTATGTAGAGCCCCCCGCATCCGAACTGCGGGGGGCTCTCTTGCGCCCACACTACGGGCGGTAGATTGAAACTTCAAAGATTCTGTTCATTGCGTGCAACCATCTGCCCGCTTGGGGAGTCATACGTTCCGGAAGCGGAGCCATGCCTTCCGGAAGTGAATGTTTTGTTAGAAGAGCTTGCAAAACTTGACTTGACACTGCCGCAGTGCTCGGGCAGTATGGATCACCTCAGCGACACTTGCACAGAAGGAGGGATTGAGTGGAACTCCACCAGGGGGCGGACACCGATACTTCACCCACTGGGTGGTACGGAGAGTTCAGCTCCCCGGACAGACTGATCATGCTGGTGGTCGACGAGGATGCGTACGACTTCCACATCGACGCGAGGCCGGGGTACAAGGCCAGCGCCATGAAGACTGTCCTGGACGCTGCCAGGAGCCGGGGCCTTGAGCCCCTGGACGAAGACGAGTGCGAGCCCGAGCTGCTGGAAGACGGCACCGTTCGCATCTACCTGGCGCCCATCACTGTGTATGCCGTACAGCCTGTCGTTCAGGAAAGGCCGGCCCGCTCGATCGCCAAGCGCGCGGCTGGCACGTTTGCCCTGGCGGCCTGCGTTGCAGGCGCCCTGATACTTCCGAGCCCTGCGCTCCACAGTCGCGACAACTACCGGGACGCGGTGAAGGAAGTCTTCACCCCCGGCCACAAGGACACGACCCCGGACCTTGTCCCCATGAGCACCCCGTCCCCGAACGAAGGAGAACTGAGTGGCCCTGAATCTCGTAGAGATCCCGCAGGCGAAGCCCCTGCACCCGAACATGTCCGTCCCACGGGACGGATGGAGCAGACCGCTGATCGTTCCCGAGGGCGGCGGCAAGCCGAAGGGGCACACACGCACCACCACGTTCATCGACTGCATCGAGGACAAGTCGAACTTGATCGACTGGCAAGGGCGCATGGTGTTGCTCGGTTCTTCGCGCAGGCCCGACTTGCTGGAGCAAGCGCGCAGCCTGGACCCGGACGACACCGCCGACAAGAAGCGACTGAACGCTTTGACCGAGCAGGCCAAGGACGCGGCCGGAGCGAACGAGAAGTCGCGCAAGGGCACGTATTTGCATGACCTGTCGGAGTACGTAGACCGTGGAGACCCGCTCCCCAGCACCATCTCGGGAGCGGACCTCGACGACATGGCCGCGTACATGATGGCCACGTCCGTGCTGAAGGTCATCGCGATCGAGCAGTTCGTCGCGGTGCCCGAGCTGTCCGTGGGTGGCACGTTCGACCG